GTTAGAATCCGCGAGGGTGTTAATATGCAGGTTGGTTACGTTAACGACGATTTCCAAAGGAACATGGTTACAATATTAGCGGAGGCAAGATTAGTTCATTACATCAAAGGAAATGACGCGGACGCGTTTGTTACCGGCGACATTGCAACTGATATTGCGGTAATTGATCAACCTTAATAAATAGGGGTGCGCAAACACCCCTTAAATTTGCACAATATGGATAAAAAAAATAAACCAAAAAAAGCAAAAAAGCCGGTTAACATAAAAATCGACACAAAAAACATTGACATTGAAATAAACCGCGATGAAAATGGATTAACTGTTGAGGTTGACACGCCAATAATTGATGCTAAATTGACTAAAAACGATGAGGGTTTAAATATCGATGTTGATATTAACGACAAAGATTTTTACAATTTCGAATCAAATGGAACATCAAAGCATTTAATTAAAGGCAAAGTTTATAGAATTACCGGCGATAAATTGAAAATGTTTTTAAAACGTGGGTTTGGAAAATTAATAAAGTAAAAAAATGATAGTCAACATTTCTGATTTTACGGGTAAATATGAATTGCACACCGGAATTTACGATCAATCTAAATTACAGGATTACATCGATAAATACGAAATGCGATATTTAATTGAATTGTTTGGAGCGTCAATGTACGATGAATTTATAAGCGATTTAAACCCGGCAAATATACCTTATTCGCCAAATTATTTGGCTTTGTTTAATCCGTTTCACAAAGACGTCAATTCATACGTTGATTTCAACGGAACAACCGGATTAATCATTAGTGAGGGAATCAAAGAAATGTTGAAAGGATTTATTTATTACGAGTATTTAAAAGACACCACAAACCAGATAACACCAAACGGGATGGTTATTCCATCAAATGAAAATTCAACAACCGCAACAACGCTTTATTCAATGATGTACACACGTTACAATGAAGCGATTAAAACATATCGCGCGATTCAATATGAAATTATTACTAATTATAACATTGTCGCCGGTCAAGTTTTAACATTAACGTTAGTTAATCCGGGAACCAATTACAACAATGGGACAAATATTCCAACAACAGGCGGAATCGGAACGGGTTTAACGGTTGACATTGTTGTTGATTTATCAAATATTATTGACACGTTAACAATAAACAACGCCGGGTTGAATTATTCAGTAAATGATTTGATAACCATTACAACGGGAGATGGTAACGCCACGGCAACGGTTGACAAAGTGGGAATTGGTAATTATAAATTGTTCAAAGGAAAACCAAAATCAACGGTTTATTGGATATGACAAGCGAAATATCAAATATCGTAAAAGAATTAGTTTTAAACATCGATACAACGATTGTTGGAACGTTTGACATTGTAACGGGTAAAACGTTTGTATGCAACACCAAATGGGCACGTATTGGAAAACAAGTTACCGATTCAAATAATGATGTTTATTTAATTACTGATATTGAAACAAACGAATGGATCATTGCAACGCCAATAAATCATTCAAACAATTTGGATGGCATTATTACGTTGGCATCCCCTTATTGGCAACCCGGGACAAAATTAGCCGCCAATTCAGAATGGACAAAGAAAACAAATAATTTGTTGACAAAAACACCTTTGATTTGGTTGGTTGAATTGATCCGATACCGTAAATATGGGCGTGAATCAACCATTGATTTTGAAAGCGATTTAAGATTGTTTTTTTTGGATGAAACAAATGTTAGTCAATATTACGTTTCAGATCATCGACAAAATGTTGTAATTCCAATGGAACAATTATCAAATGAATTTATTGAAGTGATTAAATCAGATCGCGCATTTGAAACAATTGAAAATTACGAGGTGATAACGTTTAGCCGGTTTGGAGTTGAACAAGAAAATGGAATGTTTAAAAACATATTGGATGCAAATTTAAGTGGCGTGGAATTGCGCATTACTTTAAAGAAATATAAACAAAATTGTAAATGTTAAAAAATAAAAAAAATGTTAGGATGTAATTGTAATGCGGGTTTGTCCAATACAGGACGCCCAAATTGTTTGCCGATCCAATCGGTTACAAGTAAGTTAATCATGGTTCCATTAGTTGCGAACGATGGAACGTTAAACTACATTGATTTAACCGCACCATTACCAACTTGGAACGATTTAATCAATGAAGCGGACGCGTCTAAGAGATGGTTTCCAACGCCAATATTTGAAAACGTTGAATTGCCAAAAGCTGATAGCCAATTCGAAGAGGCTAATTCCGGGCGAATGGTGTTTTTAAGACAAGGAAAACGTTCATTTTCTGGCGAATTATGGGCGGAGGATTCATCGCCAACGTTACTTTCAAAATTACAAAACAACAGATGCGTTGATTTTGGTGTTTATATTGTTGACGTTAACGGAAATTTAATCGGTTCAAAGGTTGGAACGGCTTTATATCCAATACCGGTTGATAATCCTTCGTTTGATCCAAAATATATGTTTGCGACTGATTCAACAACATCAAAAATAATGGTTGCATTTGATTTTGAAAGGTTGTTTGATGAGGGAACAATGTACATGATAACACCAACCGAAGCGGGTGTAAATTTCAACGATTTAAATGGTTTAATTGACGTTAATTTTACTAATGTAACAGGAACATCTGGAAACCTTAATTTTACCGCATCATTTGACTATGGAACGGCTTTAAATCCGATCATTTACCAAGGTGCAAACGTTCCGGCTGATTGGGTTTTAATTGATGTTACATTAGCAACAACATTAACCATTTCATCCGTTACCGAATCAACACCGGGAACATATCAGTTAGTGTATACGGGTGCATCAACAGGAGACGATATGTTGTTAACTGTTGCAAAAGATGGTTATTTTGGTGAATTATCTTATTTAGAGTTCTAATGGACACGGTAAAAATTGGTAATACAACGTTCAATGCTGATTATTTGCGTGAAAATTCTTTGACGCAATGCTATGAAACATTTTCTTTTTTAAGAAAAGACATTGTAAAAATCGCATGGGAACGGGTAAATGGAACCGCCAAAAAGAAAACCAAAAAATAATGGTTTAAAACCATGTTAATTATTAACAAATTAGGGGTGTAATTTTGCACCCCTTTTTTAATAACTTTGTTTAAATGGATTTGATGGATACTTTATTAGGCGATACATTAAAACGCGCGATCATGTTGAAACACGCGGAAATTTGGCGCGAAGTATTTAAGGATTCAGATTTTAAAGAACAAATATTGGATTGGATTCGATGGGATCAGCTATTTAATGAGGGTGTAGATGAATTGGGCGAAATTATCGGTTATTATTCAAGCTATACCGAAATTTTAAACCCAGAAAAACAAGCCGGAACACCGTTCACGCTATACGATACCGGTGCGTTTTATCGTTCAATGAGCATTGCAATATTAGAATTGGCAATTGAAATAGACGCCGATCCAATAAAAACAGATGAATTTGGACAAACAACAGATTTATTCGCGGAATATGGCGAGGGAATAATTGGGTTAACAGATGAAAGCAAACAAAAATTGGTTGATGAATTGGTTATCCGCTACCAAAATGAAACAACAAAATTATTACACGGGGATCGATGAATTACCATTGTACAATTGGATTCAATGCAATGATGGAAAATTCGAATTTACGCGTAAAACAAACCACGGGACACCTGAAAAGGATTTGGAAACGTGGGAATTAATTTATAATGATTACTTAAAACAATATGGATTAAGTAAAACGTATAAAAAAATGTTGGATGCAATGAAAAAAAAAGCGGTTTTGGAGTTGGATTTTGTTATTACGGGCAACCGGTTTAAATTAACAGAAATCGAAATTGAAGAAACGCGATTGAATGCGATGTTATCCAATGCGGGGGTTGGAATGTCAATCGATGAAAGTTTGATTTACATTTCAAAATGGATGGGGACTTGGTTAAATGTCAAGCAAATAACAACAAAAGAATATTTTAATTTATTAGAGCAATATGGCAAAGCAAATAAAGGCAAGTGATTTATTTGAAAATGACGATATTTTTAAAGGCGTTCGCGAATCCGCGCAACAAACAATTGAAGTTTTAGGTAAAATTAAAACCGAATTTGTTGACATTGCAAACGAATCAAAGAAAAGTATTGCCAACGCTGATTTTAGCAACGCAAAAGGATTAAAAGAATTCATTGCAACAACTGAAAAGGCTAATAAGCTAAAAAAAGATACCATTACCATTGAACAACAGGAAATGCAAATCAAAAAAAATTTGATTGCAATTGAACGCGAAGAGGAAAAACTAAAAAGGGAAAAACTAACAACCGCACAAAAAGAGGAAAAGATTGCACAGGATCGCATAAAAGCAAGCGAAAAGGCAACTAAACAAGCGCAAAACGAAGCGAGCGCATACAAGCAATTAGAAGCCAATACAAGGGCATTAAAAAACCAATCAAAGGAATTAGCCGCGCAAATGTTGTTGATGGAATCAGCCGGGCAACAAAGTTCATTAGCATATCAAAAATTAGCGGATGAGTACGAAAAGGTAACATTAGCCGCACGCGAGGGGGACAAAGCATTAAAAGGCATTGACAAAACCGTTGGCGATAACTTTCGAAATGTTGGAAATTACGAGGGCGCAACCCAGAATTTAAAAAAGGAATTGCGCGAATTAACAAAGACATTGCAAACAATGGAATCAACCGATCCGAGATTTGCTGAAATGTCAATGCGTGCCGGTGAATTAAAAGATCAAATAAGCGATACCAACGCGGTAATTAAAGCAACGGCGGGTAGCGGATTGGAAAACATGGCGGGGGCATTGGGTAACGCCGGACAAATTGGAGTTGCCGCGTTTCAAGGTGTTGAAAGCGCAATGGCTTTAATGGGTGTTGAAAGCGAAGCGGTAATGCAAACCATGATGCGTTTACAAGCATTAGCCGGTTTGGGTGATGCGTTAAAAACATTGGGCGGAATTGGAGACACCTTAACAGAAATTCGCGCGGGATTCACCGCCGCATTACAAAAATTTGGATTATTTACAACGGCAACAAAAACACAAACCGTTGCAACAAACAGTTTAAATGTAGCAACAAAAGGAAGCGAAGCCGCAACAACGGGATTGGGTAGGGCGATGAAAGCCTTACCAATTGTTGCATTAATTGGCGGTATTGTTGCGCTCGTATCGAATTTTAATTCAATAATGGATTCAATGTTTGGAGTTGATGAGCGACAAAAAGCATTGAACGATACAATGGACGCGTACAAACAAGGGGCGACCGAAGCCGCGACAAAAACAAACGAAGTTGCGGTACAATTTGATTTGGCTAAAAAAGGCGTAATTTCCAAAGATGAAGCGTTGGCATATTACAACCAAACATTGGGGGACACATTCGGAAAAGCAACAAATTTAAATGATGCCGAGGCATTATTCACCGCCAAAACAAACGCATTTATTGAAGCCGCCGGAAAACGCGCACAAGCCCAGGCGTTAATTGCCAAAGCCGCCGAATATGCCGCCGCCGCCGTAATTGAAGAAAACAACAGGGTTGAAAAAAAATCCGAGGGCGGTTTGTTTGGTTCCATTCGTTCATTAACATCAACTACTGTTAGTAGTGCGCAAGGTATAATGATAGACATGGCGCGCGAACGCGAAAAAATGTACATGGACGAGGCTAAAAAATTAATGTTTAGCGCAACAGAAATTGAAAAAGCTAACAATATTAATGTTAAAAGCACGGAAAAAAAGACAAAAGTAGTTAAACAAGCGACTATAAAACAATACGAATTCAACGAAGAATTAAAAAAGACAAACGAATATTTAAGTAAACAATTTGAATTGCAACAGAAATTAACCGAGGTATTACAACAAAAAGAAATGGACAATGTAACGCGTCAAATTGAAGCGGAAACAATGGCAATTCAAAATTTAATTAGAACGGGACAAGAATTTGACACTATAAAATTGCGTGAATTGTTAGATCAAAAAGCGCAAATGGAACGTGATAACATTGAACAAAGACGACAATACGAAGTTGATGCAATGAAAAAAACGTACATGGAAAAAGCGCAATTAGACATTGATAATTTAAAAAATGATTTTGAACAAAACAAACAAAACATTATCGACAAGGCAAAGAACGAAATTAAATCAGCAAATGGTAATAAATCAGTAATTGCACGTATTAACAAAGAAAAAAACGAAGCATTAAACGATTTGGATAATCAATATTTAATTCAAGGGCAAAAATTGAATGATAATATTGTTAAAATGCAACAGGATTTGCAAACAGAAATTGAAATTATCAACGCGAATGCGGTTGAAAACCAATTAAAATTGGATGAAAAAACAACGGATGAGTATTTGCAAAGCATGGAAACGATCGATCAGACTTATAATGAAAAAATGGATAAACAAGTCAAAGCAACCGAGGACGCGACAAAAAAAGAAAAAGAATTAAATACCGAACGCGCAGAAAATATGAAAGCCGTTGCGGATCAAATAACAAATTATTTCATTGAACAATCAAATAAAAGAATTAGCCAAATTGAAAAGGAAATTGAAGCGGCTAATAATCAATATGAGACATTAAAAACATTAGCCGAAAACGGAAACATTAACGCAAAGGAAAGTTTAGCAGAACAACAAAGAATTATAAACGAAGCCAACGCAAAAAAGGAAAAGGAATTAAGACGCCAACAACAAATTCAAATGGCATCGGCGATTTATTCAACTTATAATTCAAAAGTTTTAGAGGGTGTTGAACATCCATTAATGGAAACAATAAAAGACACGGTATTATTACAACAATTTGCAAATACTTTATTGTCTCAAATGCCGGCGTTCTTTGATGGAACCGAGGACACCGGAACAAATGGCAAAGGTGTTGATGGCAAAGGCGGTTTTCATGCGATATTAC